CCGTAGGTAAATTTGGTCATGGTTTAAACCGTCGTCCACTGGTTCGCCGAATCGTCCACGAAAACATCCCCGGAATCATCCATCCAGGCATCGACCGACGCGCTGAGGACCAGGCGAAATCGCACGCTGAACCGGTCCGGCGTGATTTCGGTGATGCCGGACAGCACGTTGTCGGCAAACCGGACTTCATTGCCATTGCCGAGCGCGTCCCAATAGATGAACGCATTGGCCATGCCGTCGGCGATGGAGGCGAACCAGGTCAGCAGCGCGTCCTTGTCGTCAACGTGCATCCTCGGCCATTCCAGCGCGAAAACCGTTTCGGTCAGCCGACTGGCATCGACCAGCCGACGCGCGCCGGAGGTCATGCCTTCGGCCTGATAGCGAACGGCTTCGTATTGCGGCCGCAGGGGCGGACTGCTGAACGTCAGGGTGTTGGCCCCGAGCACAAAACTTGCGCTCATTGCCGCCTGAAATCATGACACGAGGCGATCAAAATCCCGTCGCCGGGGCCGGACAGATGCTCCGGTGCCGTATTCAGCCGGACAACGACATCGGTCAGGCCCTTGATAATGTCCGGACGGTCCGGGCAAGGGTCTTTATGAACACACAGCGAACACCGGCAATCAATGGTCCACATGGTTTGCTCCTATTTACGGTAACGCGCGGCTATGGCGCGTAATTCCGGCTCGATCATTCGGGCCAACTCGCGGGCGGTCTGGTTCGGCTCGGTGCTGGCTCCTTGCATGGTGATGTTGATTTGTGGCGAGATCGACACGTTGCCCCGAGATGCCGCCGCCGTGTCATCCCGATTTTTTACGGTTTCGCCGCGATGGAGCATGTAGAGACCGGTTTTAGGGACGTACTTAATGCCAGTATCTCCACGACCTTGGGTAAACCAAGGATCAGTGGATGCAAGAGTTCCATCGGCCCAATAAGTGTTCGTCCCCATGGTGTAATAATCGCCGTAATTTCTATATCCGGACGCCGCGAGAACTTGCGCCAGACTCGACATGTTACTGATATTGAGGTTGATATCGACATCAACTACCTTGGGTAGATTGCGTAAAATGTTATCCAGTTCCGAGACGCGATTGGCATAAGCGTTGAGCCGATTTTCAGCCTCGATCATCTGTTCGGCCATGGTTACAGCGGCGGTTTCTCGTTTTGCCGTTTCCTCATCGATTAAATCAACTGTTTTCCTCTGAAGTCTCTCAATGGCCTCCGCCGCATCGGCTTGCGCCTCATATCCCGAAATGACCTCTTGGCCATCGACAACGACGGCCTTGTTATACGCCTCATATTTCTTGGCCAGCTCGGCATAACGTTTGGCCTTTTCGTTTGGATCGGCCCAAGTTCCGTCTATCTTCTTTTCTTCTTCAAGAAATTTATCGTGTGCCTTTAAATACTTATCGTATTCCGTTTCAGGAATATCCGATACGATACTGGCTTGGTTTTTCTTCTGAAGCTCATCAAACGCGGCGCCAACCTCTTTCTTTGTGTCGATCAGCACATTAAGTTCATTGACGGTCCTTTCGTAATCACTCTTCAATGAAGCTAAATGTTTCCTTTCAAGCTCTTCCTGGTTTTTTATACGGCTTTTTTCAATATCGATAATATCCTTTGCCGCATTATTAAAAAGCTTGACCTTTTCTTTCATTACTCGCTTTTCCGCCTCAACTCTGGCTTCTGCTTCTTTCTGTGCGGCCTCGGCAGCTTTTCTCTTGGCCAGTTCAACCCCACCTTCGGAAGCCAGTTTGTCAAAATTTGTTTTTTGCAGTTGCTCTAATCGTTGTGAAGCGGTTTCTGCTCCAGTAAAAGCCCATTCCCAAAACGATATTTGACCTGATTTGTAGGCATCAAACCAGCTTACAGTTGTGCTCATTTCTTTGGCCAATCGAGATAGCGGCCCAGACAAAAGCAATCCGATCGATTTGCCGATATTATCCACCGCCGCAGAAAACTGCGCTAAGCGATCAGAATCGCTTTCCGCCTGATTTCCAGTGCGAGAGATCAGGTCGGCACCCTTGGCTAATACATCGTTTAATATGGATTGCTGTTTTTCTTCGGCGGTCAAGGCTTCGACTGTAGTGTTGTGGGCTGCCGCAAACTTTTTATAGGCCTCTTCGGCCTTGACGATAATTCCGAGATTGTTGAGTAACTCGGCTGATCCCTTGGCCACGCCCTCGACCAGATCGTTAAAGGCTTTTCCCGTGGTTTCTCCGGTGATTTTGGCTGATGCTCTGGCCATTTCCATGAGTTTTGGGAGATATTCGGCCTGTACTCCCAAAACCATAGCCTTTCCGGCCTGTTCAACGGTTTGCTGGACAGATATGGTTTGTCCGCTGATCTTTTGTAGATCGGCAATAATCTTATCGGCGGACAAGCCATAACTTGCAGAGAGATTGGCAAAAGAAGTTGCTTGTTGCTGAAAAGCCGCCCCTTCGGTGGCCAAAGAAACACCCTTGGATATTGTCTTCCAGGCCGTAGCTATGGATACGCCGACGGCAAGCCAATTAGCCTTGAACTTAGCCAGCAGGCTTTCTCTTTTGCCGAACTGTTCACTATCGATTGCTACCAGCCTATCGGCAAGGGCTTTTTCGGCACGTTGAATTTCACCGGCTGTGGTGTTACTGGCGGATTTGATACTCTCATAGGCCGATTGCGCGGCCTGGCGCTTTTTCTCAAACGCCAGTGAAGATTTTGAGCCAAGCGCCACGAAATCTTTTTCAATCTGACCGGCGGTTTCTCTCCCGGTTTTTTGCAGGGCCTCAAGCTCTTCCCTAGCCTTCCTCGTATCCCCGCCGATAATCAGCTTGATGTCCTTGGCCACGCTCGCGGTCCTCTCTTAGATGTTCTTCAATCGTTGCCAGTATTTCCAATTCATCCCGGTCGACTTCCATCATTTTGCAGATCGTTCCAGGGTCGACCAATCCATGTAAACGAACCAACATGGATCGGATCTCCAGCAACCTACGGTTTTTCTTGTCCAGCTCCGGAAGCAAACAACCAATAGCGGTTTGGCAATCCGGAATGACGCCATCCACCTCCAGCGCCTCGGCACAAGCTTCGCAGCTTATGCCGGGGTAGTCTGCTCTCGCGCCGAGGTGGTCGAGGAGTTTTTTTCCAGTTCGGCCCGTTCCATTTCGACCATTTTTTCCAGGCTCAAGGGCGCGTCCATCACCAGCAAACGAAACTCGGTGCAGTCTCGCATGAGAAAATCAATATTATCCGCTGAGCAGGGGAAAGGCTGATCTCCGTCAACCAGCCCACGCCAATCCTCAACCACGGCCAGAGCCAATTCCGACCGGAATTTTTCGTCATTGAGCTTTTTGATTTTCTGATGTGTCTTGGGATCAAAGCTGGTTTCCGTGCATCGCTCCTGAAGTGCCTCAAAGCCACTTTGGGGTAAATACCGGCAAAGCACATCAACACCATCAAAAAGCGGCAACCAGACTTTAAGGGTTTTGTTTTTTATTTTTGATATATCCATAAAATCCTCGTGCGCAAAGCGCACACTATGACGGGCGGCCGCAAGGGCCGCCCCTACGAAAGCTATTCGGCCTTGGTGAAATCTAGATAATATTCGTCACCGACCTTGAATTTACCGAATAGGTCTGGATTATTGATACACATAGAAAGGTCAGCGGTAGGCGTCCAGAGAGCAAACGTATTATTCTCATCGCTCCCATCTTCCGGATATCCTTCGTTTTTACATACCGCCGATAAATCCAGGTTTTCACACCCGTCGAACTGCTCAACCCGTTTAATTCTCAGTTTCGCTCTCATGATTGGCATGACTTACTCCTTTAAATTATTATTTTTTACGCCAACGGATCATCCGCGTTCTGGTTGGTCCCGGAAATGCGGAACGCTTTGGTGATACCGGTCATGCCGGACGGGGCGGTATTGGCCGCGTGGCAAATGAATTCGACCGGTTCGCTGATATTCCCGGCGGCGTCCACGACGTCGACCGATTTCATTTGTAAATTTGGGAATTCCAGCTTGAACAGCCGGGGAATCGCGCCTTCGATAATCGGCCCGGTGAAAGTGATGTCCGCTTTTTTGCGGGCGTCATTGCCCAAGTCGACCAGGCGAGTCTTGCCGGTGTGATAGGGAAATCCGAATTTAAGCGTTATTTCCGGCATGCCGTCGTTGCAGGGCTCATCGATGATGTCCTGCGGACTGTCGCCGCCCGTGGTCAGCAGACCACTTGCCAGCTGGGCCAGCTTACGGGTTGCGGTCAGCTCGAAACTGTTGGGATAAATCGTATCCCCGGCCGCCAAAGCAATGTCCGATTGGGTGTTCATCCGGCATACGCCCTGGGAGAACTGGATACGGTTGGCCGTCTCCGGGATCGTGACCGAGGCGAACGTGGTCGAGTCGTTGACGTCGTCATAGGCCGAATGGCTTCCGATGCCGCCGAACACCAGCTGCAAGGGTTTGCCGCGCTCGCCCTTGATGGTCAGTGACAGAGCCTTGACGCTGGGGATCTCCTCGACATAGTTTTTCCAATTTCGGACGAACGTGAAAAACAGCCCGTCCAGGTTTTCGGCCAGATCGTAGATATAGTCATAGCTGGCCGCTCCGCCGCTGTGCAGAGTCGGAGTTCCGGCCGTCCCGCAGAACATCGCCAGAAACAGATCGAGGCCGTCATAACGGAGATATCCGGGGAAATCCCCGGTGACACTGACCTGCCCAGGCGTGCCGTCCGCCGAGAAAAACAGCCCTTGGCTGTCGTCAATATCTACCGGAGCGCTCCGCCGGATGCCGGTCGGCAGCAACAGCAACCCATCGCCCGCCCCGGCCTGAACCGCCGTGCCCCAAACCGATCCTTTTTTGATGGCGTATTTCATCTCTACGCCGGCTACACCTACGCTCATGATTGACCTCCGCTGTTACGATCCGGAATAAACCTGGAGATACCCTAGAGAAGTTCCGGAAGCGTCAAAAATCTGAATTTTCTTTGTTGCCGTGGTGGCTGTCACATCGCCATCCTCGGAGTTACCTACACCGAGGGCATTATTGAATAACGTTTTGCCTGCACTATCGAATGTGATTGTTTGCAGCGTTGAGGCCCCCGAATCAAAGGTCATCGTGATCGGCGAGCCGTCCCCAACGGTTATGGCCGATTTTGCCAGGACCGGATCAGGGGTGACCCGGTTCCAGCTGGTTCCATCAAAAGAAAAAGCTTCGGTCGTTCCGGGGAGAATTTCCGTCGACGTGGATGAAAACGTCATCGTATAGGTGGAACTCGTATTGAAGATCGTAACCGTGTAGCCTGTTTGCAGACTGGTGGTCGAATGCGTCAGGGCGATATCGGCGGTCGGATCAATAAACAAAACCTTGCCGAGCGCCGAGGTGAGATTGGTCCCAACTCCGTAGGTCAAAACCGAACCGGATACCGTGATTTCTCCCACATACCGCCAGGTTCCAGGAGTTCCCCCGGAGATACAGACGGCTCCGGCATAACCACCCGTGGCCGGATAATAAAAATAGATCAGGTCGCCCTGCTGCCATGTTCCGGCCGTCGGGATCCCGCTCCCGTAGACGATTCTCCGCATGGCCTGATTGTTCATTGCGCCCGCGGAGGTGTCGAACATGCCATTGGTCCACGCGCCCGTATAAACCCCGGCTAGGTAATAACACTCTGTCGTCAACGACAGCGCTCGGTTCGTCGCGGTCGATGTGCCAACCAGGGTGAAATCGTTGTTAACGACGTAATCTTTGCTTGTGGCGAGATATGCGCCAAGGGCCTGCATGTCGGCATCAACGGCGATGGTGACTTTATTGTTCGCCAATACCCCAGGAGCCGTTGAATGAAAGCCGCGCAAGGTCGAAACACCGGCGTCAGCACTGTAATTGATCTTCAGATAATTGTTTTCTGCGATGTAACTCGTATTTAAAAAGGTGACGCATGAAAACAGCGAGTATCCTTCGCTATATAACGGCGTCGCCTCGATTTTGTTATCCATAAAATTGACTGCCGTAAATCCGTTAAACGACAGGCCGTTATCCCCGACAGAGGTTGCAGACTGAATGAACGCCTCTATGTCGTTATGGTAAAAATCAAGAGTGACGCTGGCTTGTTTTGTTGTCTGGTTGAGATAGGTAATATATTTTGCCTGAAGATTAGTAAATTTTTCATTATAAATCTTCGTGTCGCAGGTGAGCATATAGACGGTCGTCGCCAGTGACTGGATGTCTATATATTTATTATCGTGAATTCTGTGGTCCTTGCCCTCGGTACCGCCGTCAGAACTGTTTCCGATATTGCCGACATCCGCCAACTGTCCGGATTGGCTGCCTGCGTTGATAAACTCATTGTCGTGAATATTCCACTTGTCGGCAAAACAGCCGATCGTGTAGGAAACAGGTGTGGTATTTCCAATAAATCTATTGTGCGAAACCTCAATATTGCGGACGATTTCGTGACCGGTCACGTATATTTCGTGGCCAAACACCGTTTCAATCCAGGTCCCCCCGACAAAATAGTAATACAGGTTCCCGTCCTCAACCGTTGAATTGATCAAACGGCTGTTGACATCAGGATCACCGTCCCGATTCATCTTAAAAACGACACATCTTGACCCGCCCGACACATAAAGGCGGTCGAATGTCGTATTTTTTGACATGAAACTGAACGCTCCATAGGACCTGTGACCCGTCAAGGAAGCGTTGCTGATGTGAATATTTAACGAATTGCGAATTTCCAGCGCGTTTCCATTTGACGATGTGATGACATAATTATCAAGCGTGCTGTCCCTGCAATAAACAAAACCTACCCCAAGATTACCGCCGGTGCCCGTGTTCGGCATCATGACAACGGTAAGGTTTTTGATGGATACATTTCCGAGTTCGGCCCCGTAATGCCGTTCGGTCATCAGCGTGTTTAGCGATGTGTCGTCAAGGGTTGTCAGATCGGTCGTCACCGAAACGAGCGCGTACCGACTGTTGGTCTGGTTCTGGATGACCGAGAAATTGAAATCGATTTCTCGGTTCGGCTGCTGGTTAAACAGGGTTGCGCTGGTGACGTAGGTTTTTTTATATGCGGCCTTAAGGTTTGCCGGAGCGTTGAGCCACGCCTGCAAATTAGCGGTATCGTCCGTGGCGCCATCGCCGACCGCCCCGAAAAACTCCGGACTCAATACGTCATATGAGCGAATCCAGGCTCCGGAACCAGGAGCAGAGGAAACATAAATACCGTGATAGGCGTCTGCGGAAACTTCCGCCGAATAATCTCCCGCAATCCAGACAAACGCACCGCCGCCACCGTCACCTGCCGTTGCGTATCCTTGCACATAGACGGTTTGGTATTTCCCGGACGACAGCGTCTGCAGGGCCGCTATGTTGGAAACCGTAGCCTGGTATTTCTTCTGGCCGTCGATGTAGGTTTCGACGTCGGCCGGGGTGGCCGTTTTCCACCCGCTCTGATAGGCCGGGATCTTCTCGGTTCCGGACAGAGCGGATGCCGACGGGAAATCTTTAGGGTTTACGTTGGCTGCCTGTGCCGAAAATGAAACCAGCAACAGAGTTACGACAAAAAACGCTCGCCTCATTGTGCCCTCGCATTGTACTTTTTGATCACCTGGATCGCATATTCGTGGCAGCATTCCGAATTCGCGCCCAAGACTGAATCGGTATAAACCCAGGTCACCTGGAGGTAAACTCGGAATATCTTCCCGGCATCGACCGGCGTGCTGATGTCGGTATCGTCCGGCTCAAGTTCAATCGTCGCCGGGTTGGCTGCTGCGATGGCAACATTCTGCCGCTGGTTAACGACGGTTCCGTCTTCATCGACCAGAGAATAGGAAATTTCCGTTATCGCCGCCGGAGCGACAATCGAACTTTCGGCATCGGTCAGCGTCACCTCGATGCCGAAAGTTGAAAATTGCTCGAATTTATTAGGTACAAGCTCGGCCATAGGGAGTCCCCGCTAGCTCGACGATCCGTTGAGGGTATAGGTAAGATCCAGGGTTTCACCGTTGCTGAGCGATTTTGACGAGGCAAACAATGCCGTCGAAAACAGCGTCCCCCCGCCGGCGGCATCGGCTTTCGTAGTGGCCGCCGATCCGCCGCCGACAATCCCAAGACCATAAATGGTGACCGAAGCGTTGGCGGTAATGGTGGCCGCCGTGGCGTTGGTGATGCTCTGCGAAGCCGCCGCGCCTTCGGCCCAGGCCTGCCGGGTCGATTCGCCGTACTCGGTGGCCTCGGTGTTCCCCGGCGAGGCGTAGGTGTTGGTCGCGGAAACGGCGGTGTTGGTTTTCCAGGGCGCGACATACCAGTCAGAAATCTGCGTTCCGCCGTGCATGGAGGCATTCAGGGCATAGTTGATGCCCTCGTTGGTCACCAGGTTGTCGACAATTTCCTGCGATTTGATTTTACCGTCGATACCGCGATGGGTTACGACCCATTGTCCATTGAGTTTCAATTTGTTGCTCATACTCACCTCAGCTTGAATGTTATAAGGGGTTTCAGCACCCGCGATAAAGAAACCGTCAGCGGTCCATTAACGCCCTCGGAAATGATCGTGAGGATCTCCGACAGCCCGAGAGTTTCGACCACCGCGGCCAGATACTTGGCCAGTACGTCCGTGGCATCGGATAGCGACAGCGTCTCGTTGATCGTAACCACAAAATGCTGAATACTTCCGGCCTGGTCGGACAGGGTCAGCGCGTCGGAAACCCCGGCCGAGGCCCCGGTAGTGCCCAAGGTCGCCGAATCGACAAAGGTCAGCGCATCAAGCAGCGCCGAAACGAAATGGGCCAACCCGCTCGCCGAATCGGACATGCTCAGGATATCCGAGCTGTTACGGAGATATTTACCGAGCGCCGCCGCCTGATCGCCAAGCAGAATGGAATCGACCACCGCCGCCGCTCCGGAGATCGCCGTAACAGCGATATCGGAAAAACTCAGCGTCTCGGATATTGAGGCTTTGCCATGGAAAATAGCGGCGATGAGATCGGACAGAACAACCGCATCAACATGGGCCGCTATGTAACCGGCGACATGCTCGGAAGCTTCGCCCAGGCCTAGCGAATCGACCGCCGCGGCAATATAATGAGCTACCGACTGACTTGAATCGCCGAACGATAGGCCGTCTGAAACGGCCGCGGACTGCCCGACTTTGACTGTATCGGTAGCACTTACGGAAGAAGTTGAAGCGGGGTTTCTTGCCTGGTAATAAAAAGTATGCTCTAAATAATCTCCAGGGACATAACTCGCCGTATTTTCCGCCGACCAGTCCCGCACCACCGTATCCGTATCAGGATCAGGCGTCCCACCATCCATCAGGAAAAATTTATACTGAGTCGCGTTAGTGACTACCGATCCGGTTAGTTCTATCTGTAAACCATTTGCACCTGCCGAGAATGACCCGATTGAACCAAGGGTGTATTCGGACGTATAAAGAGCGGATGCAATGGCAGCAAGACCGGCTCCGATTGACTCGCCATATGTTTGAGCGTGTGAATAATGATTTGCCCTGATAGCTGATGTCTCGACCGACCCTGAAATCAACGCTCCCTGGCTGGCATAATAATCTCTGGCCTGATCGTTTCCTCCCGGCGTGTACTCGGCGGAGACCGCCCCATGAACCGTCTCAAATCCTGCTTCAAATGCAAGGTTGATTGAGTCACTAGCGGAAAGATACAGATAGTCTCCAGCGTAGCCAAATCCGTGAAAATCAAGCAGAACATCCGGCGCGTCATCTCCCGTATCAGAAGCAACCGCCGTGTGCATTTTGTTGACGACCTCATCTAATGCAAAACTACCCGATGCCCAAATACGGTTAGGGTCATAGGTGGACAGGTATGTCCATCGATAATGACCGCCGTACCGTCCAGAAGGGTTAACCATCGGGTAGAAATTGAAGGTAAAATCATCTCTTAACCGAACGGCATCCGTGTCGGTTGATAAAAGCCAATCAACGAAACCGAAAAAAGACAGGTCACCGATATCCTCTCCCGCATGGATACCGGAGAAACACACAACATCAGCAACGCCGGTTCCAACTTTGAATCCATATTGCTTTTGCGACGGTATTGCGGTGCTTACTTCGTTTGTCGTTGCGGTCAATGCGGAGAGTTGATAATCATCGCCACCGAAAGAAACGGCGCTCGCAACCTCTGTTATCCCTGATAAGGAGGCAAGTTTAGTTGCAACATAAGATGGTAAAACAGCAGGTTGAAAAGCGACATATATCGTGTCGCTGGCAAACGTGTTAGAAAACTGCGCTATTTCACCGGATGGATTTGTGACTGTTGAAAAATATGTCCACGATGTCGGGTCGGCTGGCGTAGTCGTCCAGCATGGTTTCCACCCGCTTGAAATCATATTTGCAGCGGATAGAATAAATGCATCTAAATTAATATTAAACGTTATCGTATTTCCGTTGGCGTTAGTAACCTTGAAAAAAAACTGTGTGCAGTTACCCGCCTGGACTCGTGGAGTAGCAGATATTGACCATGAAGTACCAGACCCGGAAATACTGATCGATGTCGAATCGAGATTCCCGCGCTCTATGTCCTCGGTAACAAGCGGTTGATCAGGGTCGAGAACCTCAATATAATCCGTTTTGGTGAGCGTTCCTGTAACTGATCCATCACCGGCAGTTAGCTTAACCGAATAAACGCCCGGAGTGCTGTATGTGTGTGTCGGGTTCTGTGTTGTATAATCGGTAGTTGAATCATTATCTATATCCCATTCCCAAGTTGTAATGGGATCATCACCACTGGATAAATCAGTAAAATCTACTTCAAGAGGCGCATAGCCTGAAGTTACATCAGCGGTAAATTCTGCTGTAATTGCACCTGGAGAATATGTCCCTGCACGTATGTCATCAATTTCAGTAAGTGTTAAAACGCGCTTGAATACTACAATCTCATCACACAGACCGTCAAAGGCATCTTGCCCAGATGTTCTTGAACCAACTGTGAGTGCTGCATCTTCTATGTTAATTGAGTTTGTAGATGTTGCTATAATGTCTGAACCAACGGTTGTACCATCGGCAAGAGATATGTGAATACCAACTTTTTTAGTTGATTGCCCAAAAATATCCCTTTCTGTATTTGAAAAAACTACTGCTGCATGATACCAAGTTCCAGGTGATAAAACAGTATTATGAATAAATGATTCGCCAGAGTTACCGGCGTTATATCCCATGATAAAACGAAGCTTATAATCACCACCAATATCAGTAGCGATGGCAAACGTTCTTTTTCCACTTGTATCATATTTTGCTAAAATATAATAAGCAGGCCATGCTGCTGCTTTAAACCAAAAGCATACAGTCATTACCTCGCCAGGGGTTCCGTCAGCAGCGCGGAACGGGAATCCGGCGTCTAAATTTGCATCAGTAATTTGCAGATATTTTCCGGACGAGAAATCGACCGCGCAGGATCCTTCCTGATAATCCGATGTCGACTCATCCGGAATCGTTGCCGGATACGTAAGCGTATTCCCGCCGATTGAATCGGCGGTTAATGCGCCGGATTCAAATCGCCACAGTGCTACGCAATCGGTATCGCCGGAAAAGTTATTCAACCTGGTTACCTCAAATCCTGATTAGAAAAATCAAAGTCCGCTCGCCGCGGCTTTTTCCAGGAGCGGCGTTATTTTTTCGGTTAATGTCGCCAGCGATTTCAGCAGCTCACCAACTCCGGTCAACAGCGGATCTGCCGTCCCCTGTTTGCTGGTTTCGTTGTGCGTCATGGCGATGGTTCCGTCTTTTTTGATCGTCACGGCACTGTTCAGGTTGGTTTCATCCGTAGATCGGTCTCCGGTAAAATCGATGATCTCGCCCTGGTCTGTGGTCCACCTAAGTCGGTAGGAACTGCCGCCGTTGCTTGCCCCGATACATCCGGATGTTATCAGTGCCACCGAAAGCAAGACCACGACGACAGACCGGCGGAAAAACTTCGCCACCCATCGCCATATTTTTCGTTCGATTTCGAGCCGCTTAATCCAATTTTCGTTTTTGGTGTAAATGGCGATGCAGTAGGCGATGGCCCACAGAAACGGGATGACCGCCAGCAGCAACTCAAACAATTCGATCATGGCTAATTGCCTCCATAGGGGGTCACGTAAAATACCGTAGCCCGGATTTGCACCTGAGACCGAAACCCACGCTCGCCGGCGTCAAATATCGCGGCCGAACTTTCAATCGCTCCGGACCATCCTTCGGTCAATCCGCTGAAATAGGGGTCGGTTTTCAACGCCTTTAGAATGTCCTGCCTGAGCGCCTGACCCCGATTACCGTCGGCCTCATCGTCGATAAAGCCTTCGATTTCCAGCGGCAGCAGGTGATTTTCTTCGCCGTTACTCGGTTGCGGATCGCTATCCAGAGTGTCGATGATATCCCCGGTCATCACGATCAGACATGGGCTGTCCGGCGGCTCGGTCTGGTATTCCAGGTTGGTAAACACCGCCAACCCGGCGCCGGTGTCGTAGCTGGTGAAATCGATCCCTTCCAGGCGACTCCGAACCGCCGTGATAATGTCGTCAAATTTACTCATGCCTTCACCAGGGCCGCCGTGGAAAACCCGCTGTTGGCTGGTTCGGGATCGCCGTAAAATCGGTATCTGTCACCATCGATCACCACGGCATGATTACGGCCGATGCCGTCCAGGTCGGATGTTTTGCATTTTATCGACGGCATGATTTTCAGCTCATCCGCGTTATAGGCCGATTGCATCTCGGTTTTTCGTTTAAAAATGACCTGGACGGTTTTGACCAGCTGTGACCCGTAATAAATTTCGGCATCGACTCCGCCCATGGTCTCGATCATACCGTCAAGATCGTCGGTGGTGAATTGCATCATGGCCGCCTCGTGCGTTGCGATAGTTTTGCAATCTCGGCCGCGTCGACCCCTGCCTTGATGGCCAACTCAACGACAAACGCAAGTATCTGATCGACCGCGGCTCTCGTTTCGCAATGCATGCACTCGGCATCGGTTCGGAATCTGGTCCCAATGGTTCTACGCCAGAACATCGGGACCAATGCTCCGGAGGATGCGGAAACGATGGCGGTAAGCAGGATGGCTGAGAATTCTGGCATTGGGCCCCCTCGGATTGGATTACATTGGGGCCGGATATCCGGCCCCAATAAACTAAAATCAGCCGAGAAGAATCGCGATATGCTCCGACTTGACCGCCTTTACGCCCCAGGCGACACCGATAGTGATCTGGTTTGCCCCGTAGCCTTTATACAGGGCAATCCGGAACGGAAGTCCAGTAGCCGGATCGACCAGAATGTATTCATCGGCGGCCGCATCACCGTCTCTTGGAACGGCCGGGAGTCGGGCCAAAAGATGGATTGCCGACCTGTCGAACGCCATATTCGCGGCATAACTGTTGCCAACGGTGATTGCATTATTGTCCGGAGCCGCGACAAGCAAACCCGGTGCGCCGATCACGATATCGCCGGAAGCGGCGGCCAAACCGGTGTTGACAACGTATTTGTTGGTCGTGTCGGCAGCCGTGGTAATGATGTCGCCCGCCTTGATGCCGGTTGTATTGACGGTCATGGTGTCCACGGTCAACGTGGTCTGCCCGACGGCTTCGGCTCCGTTGATCAGAGTTCCGGTACCGGCACCCTTGGTGTGGCTGACAATCTGCGCCGATTCGCGGATTTTGCAGCCGGCCGCCGCAATCAAAATGCCCTGCTGTTGCAGACTCTGCACGGCAGCACCAACGATATCGGCCCGCGATTGTTTGCCGATGAGCTTGGCCCCGGCCGAGGTATTCAGCACCAATTGCAAGTCGGATAGGGGCGCCCCGTTGTCTTTGAGGATTTTCACGACTTCGGCCGCGTCGGAGAAATCTCCGGCCGTGCCGAACGGAGTAGTCCCGGCGGTTCCATAGGCGCGTGAGGCCGCAGTATAAAGACCGGCGAGGTCTGCCTCAATCTCATTGGCGAGGGTTCGGAAAGCCTGGGCGAATTTGTTGTTTTCGACGATGTTTTGCATCGATCGGCCGAGGCGTAATTCGTCATCCCCGGACCAATAAAACCGGACAGTCCGGTCCTTGGTAAGCTTCATGGTCCCGGCACCGACGGTCTGATCGCCAAGGGTCGGAGGAACAGCCGCCGGGGTGCGATCTTCGGCGGCCATGGAGGGGACCACCGGATAAGAGATATCCTGATTAAGGGCGGCCATTTCGGCCTTGCCGTTGATATAGACCGACGGGATCATGCCGCACTGCTCGCGGCTGACTATATCGGCCGAGTCATTGATATACTGGATCAAGCCAGTCAGGGTATTTGCCATGGTCGTAACTCCTTATGGTTAATCAGTGATTAATCGATCAGTTTTCCACCGCCGGAAAGGAAGACCCGCCGATCAGCTTGGTTGAGCGCGTCGAAAGCTTTGCGTTTCATGGTTTTTCCGCCTTCTGCATCCGGTGCCAAGGGAACTACCGGCTTGTTAGCATCGGCTTCCAGATCGGCCGCGGCCGATGCCGATTTTTTCTGCTCGGCCGCGACAATTGCCAGTGCCGCATCGGCTGCCGTCGATTTTCCGTCAAAGGACATTTGTTCAATCAACGATTCATGGCCTGGTACGCATTGGGCGCGAACGCCCTTAATGCGTTGCTGCTCGGCGACGGCCCCGTCGGTTTTGGCTGTGGCGAGTTCTTCGGCGGTGTGCATCCCCTTGCGGGCTTCGGCCTCAATGGCCGCGACCAGCTCAGGATGCTCTTTTTTAAGCTGCTCAAGAGTCATACCTTTTGCTCCTTTGTCTGCGGGCTCGGCTTTGGCCTGTGCCCTTGGTTTTATGGTCACTCCGGCCAATGCGGCCGCTTTGGTCAAATCGTTTTTCATCACTTCCCGATCGGATGAAAGCTTCGCCATGCACGCGCCAAATGAAGCCCGAGCGGAAACCTTTGAGTCTTCGGGATTGTCGGACGATCCGCTATCGATCAACTCATCGACAAATCCGGAATCAACCATTTCCTGGCCGAAAAAATAGGTTTCGGCGTCCATCATTTGGGAAATTTTTCCCAAATCAAGGCCGGTTTTTTTTGCATAGGCCCGACTGATCAATCCGGACAGACCGCTGAGAAATTCGCCATAACGAAGGATGTCGTTATGGTCTCCAAAAACACCGCCCTGCACGTTATGGATCATGTAAACCGCATTATCCTCGGCAACGATCCGGTCAGCCGCCAGCGGGATATAGCTGGCCGCGCTCATGGCAAAACCGGAAAGGCGCGCTGTGGTTTTGCCCGGATAATTCCGCACTAAGTTGAACATTTCCAGAGCATCGGAAACCAATCCTCCGGGGCTTGAGATCACCAGTTCAACGTCTTCGCCATTGGCCTGGCCAAGGCCTACGCGTAAATCATTAGCCGTCGCGTCCCAACCAATAATTCCGGATAACACGATTTGTTTCATGCCGCCTCCAGATCCGACCCAGAATTATCAGGAGTCGGCGAATCGACAACCTGCTCAAGGGTGGTGATGGATATTCCGTTAGCGCGCAAGATGGCGCGCTCTTTAAGTATTTGTGGAAGCTTGTCTTCCCAAGGGGTACCGGTGAATTTCAGCGATTCCTCTTCAAGCGTGCTAATGGTCAATTCAATCCGACGGGCCGCCGCGTTGATTTCTTTAAGCGGATCGATTTGCGCTTTTCCGTCCCCAATCCACTGGCATCCGAACCAGGCGCGTTTAATCATCGGATCGGAAAAAAATCCCGGAGCGCGTAACCGGCCAGTAGCCACGGCCTCAAAGATGACCGCCTCATAAATCGGCTGGCAAAACATGGTGGCCAGCCAGTGACGGCGCCGAGTGAAGTATCCCCAAGCCTCTTCAAGAGCGGCACGGGCCGCGCTATAGCTGGCGGTAAAATGCTTGATCAGCAACTCAAACGGGATTTCCAGGGCTACCCCGATTTGCCGTAATACGGCCTGTATAAACGGGTCGAACGCCGTATTCGGGCGGCTTGGGTCGAATGCCGTGATTTTGGCGTTGGGCGTCAGGCCGATCACCGATCCGTGACCGAGTTCCATCCCCGTCGTGTCGTAGGGGTTGGTCGTTTCGGTGACATCGTCGCCAAGCTCAGGATCGCCGGTTTCGGTCGTGACAAAAACCGTCAAAAAGCTGTTGACCACGGCGGCCATGACTTCGGCGTCGGTGTACCGTCCGAGCTGTTTGATCAGCCCCATGACCGGCGCAAGATAGGGGACTCCGCGCGTCTGACCTGGCCGTCGCTTATCGAATAGGTGCAGCACCTGCGGAGCCCCGGTCCGCTCGCCAAAAGCGTTGAGCGGCTGCCAAGAAATGTCGTTGTTCTGGCGATATCGGCGAACGGTTCCAGGATGACGGCTGGCTACGTGGTATTTTACCGGAGCGCCATTCCCATCCTTCTCAATCCCACAAATCGTGGTTGTGCTATCCGACGCAAAATCCGGATTGCAGACTCTGGCGGCCTCAATCATCTGGGTTTTGATTTTGTACGGTGATCCAGGACGGGTCAGGCGCGGCAGGTTGACAAACAAATCCCCGTCTTCCAAAACCTTGAGCAGGGCCATGGCCTGTTGCAATGAAAACGGCAAGGAACGCTCAAGATCGAATTCGCGGGTTTCGACCGCCAGCAGGAACTCTCGCTGAGCGGCCCGTTCCCAAGCCTGAGCCTCGTCATCACTAATACGCAAAACCGATCTGTCAATTTGCGGCTTGGCCTTAAGCCCGGTTCCAACAATGTGCGTTATGTTGGTCTGAATCGCTCCGACAGCAAGTGGTGAGTTGCGCAGCAGATGTTGCGAATCTTCGCGGAGGGTTTGCAGATCTGGGAGGATAGCACCATCGGCATCAGTTTCGGCACGGCCGCCCTTCTGGTTTTCACGGCGGGTTTTGTCGGCAGCCGTATAGCCGCCGGATAGCGCCATTTGTAGCCGCTGGCGGAAACGTTGCGCTCCGTATTTCGGATTGAAATAGTTGACAACCTGGTCAACCATGGTGACCGGCACGGCAAGATCTTTACCGCCGATGGTTATTTTGTTGGCCAGAGATCTCAACGAGGAACAACCTCCCGTATTTTCAACCCGGTCTTGGACAAGCGATTAACCCGCGCGTTCCAGATTTCGACACCCTTCTGAATGGCTTCAAGATCGGCCCGCGTCAATCGATCGCCATCGATAACAACATCTTGTCCGGCCAAAACCTTGGTTTCAGCTGCCAGATATTCGGCTAGTTTCGCTTCGGCTTGCGAGAGGGTGATTCCTGCCATAAAAACTCCTTATCTTTTGCTATTAAACAACAAAAAAGCGGCTGCCTGCTACGTCGCAAACAACCGCTTTTTCCGCTAATTTCCTGAAAAATATTTGTACGCAAAGCGTACCCTACAATTCGATTTCTCCCACATCCAACCGGATGGACTTAACATAATCTCGCAGATCCGAGGCAAGCACCCGAAGCCCTCGACTTCCTGGAGACTGGCTATAGGCCTGAATTTTTCCTGATCTAACGTAACTTCTTACGGTCCTTTGGGTAACGCTGAGAAATTCAGCCACCGTTGCAAGATCAACCAACACGCTTTTTTCCATGATGTCACGTTTGTACGCCGCAACCTCTTCCAGGGTAATCCGCTGTTTAATCAAGGCTTACTCCTTTGCTGACCGTGAAACGTTTTGGCTTTGGTTGACTCGTTATGATGGGCTTTCCTTCTTTTTCAAGTTGTCTATTTTTTGCCTCAAAATTTAACGATTCAGAAAGTTTCTTGTAATTCGGGTTCAGAATCTCCCGCACGGCCATGTTGCCGACCCGAACGTCAAGCGCCTCGTTGCGGACGAAGCCGTCCCGGAGCGCCCACACGGTTTCTATTTTTCCGGTTTTTTTATTCTTCTCTTTTTTCGGCCGCTCGGCCATGAGCATACGGAAATACTCGAAATCGTATCCCATATGCCAATGGCAGCAGCGCGGGCCATGATTTTCGACCGTGAGCCAGGACATGAGCAGATCTTTTCCGGTGTCGACACCAAGCTCGTAAAATTGGACTTTGTACCGGCGGCTTTTGCTCGGCTTGCGCGGCACCAAGGGAAGGCCGCGCGTGTTGCTCCCCTTGTGGGCCAGATACTTCCGGGACCGCTTGACAAATTTACTGACCTGGTCGGTCCGGTAACCGAGGTCAATGCCGAGGCGCGTGATAGGCAAATCGGCGCCGGACTCGTGGCGGTAAACGGTTTCCTGCGCCCAGTCGTGCAGCTGATCCCAAACTTCGTCTTTGCTGGTATCGCCATGGAAAACCTTATATTCCACACTCCAGGATTGATTCCCTTCGCCCCAGGACACGACCTCAGCCTCGATCCGGTTGGCCTGCACGTCGGCATCGGCGGTGACCACGACGGCCTCCATGGGGATTTTCCACGGAGATCCATCGGGCCAGTAATCGCACCGGCGTCCGTACAGTTCTTTTTCGGTCGTCAGCTCGCCTTCGGTGTCCTGCGGCACCGGGAGACCGAGGCAATCGTTATAGTAATATTGAAGATTTGCTTCGCTTGGCTCGACCAGAGTGAGCAGGTAAGCCGCGGCAATTTTGTGAAACGGAACAAATCGCGAAATCAGCGGGGAAATATGCGCCCAGATCCGCGACGATTTGCGGATATCGACACCTCCGTCCCGAGGCCGCCATCCGTGCCAGACCCAGGGCGGATCATACAGCATGGCCGCGACCCTCACTGCTTCGTTGCGGTCCTCTTCGTCCCATTGCGCCTGGCAATGGGGGCAGACATACCAGGCGCTGCCTTTTTCGGACAGCGCCGCCGGATCGACCACGCCCTCCGGCCATTGGATGTTGGCCGCGTCCATAATGTGAGCTTCGCCGCAATAGGGGCAGACCGGCCAGAAATCGATCTTGATTTGCGCCAGGCCTTGAGCTTTCCAGATTCGACCGTCTTCGGTCGAGCTGGTGCAGGCCTCGACAATCTTATAGCTGTCTTCAAATGCTCTGAGTCTGGCGCGACCCTTTCTTATGGCCGACTCAGGCCATAGGTCAACTTCGTCGAAAAGCCCATAACGGACCGGCTTTGAGGCGAGACGACCTTCGGATTGCGCCCAGGCCAGATAAGTGGTCATCCCGGTGCGGAACCGGATACGGCGGTTGCTGATATCGTCCTGATTCCCGGTGGTCAGGCGCCGGAGCGACGGAGTCCCGTCGATCATAGGGACAATGCGATCCTGCATGGTCTCGACGCCGGTATTCCGGTCCTGCATGACGATCAGCGCCGGTCCTGGATCATGCACGGCCGAGTAACCCCAGCAGGTGTGCATAAAATCGGTTTTCGCCGACTGCGACCCGCCGGCGACAAACATTTCCCGTATATGCTCCAGGCTATACAGCTCAAGCAGACCGGTCAGATAGGGGGTAACGTCCGGGTCGTAAGGCCCCGGCATAGGGCTGACCTCAACATGCCTCTCGCCCTTGGCCCACTGCGCCGCCGACTGTTCCGGTTGAGCACGGAACACCGCAAGTTCTCCGGGGAAAAATTTGAATTTACGTGGTTGCGGTTGTGGGAGCCAAGAGTACATAAAACCGGTGATTAGTTATTGGTTGTTGGTGATTGGTTTGGTTTTTGTTCTCTAAAACATTTTGGTTTTTTATCTTTCCTCAGAGATTTTTCAATACATTGGCCAGCTATAAGGCATGTTTTAATATCCAAACAACCATCACATTCTGATTTAATCACCGATGGAAATTTATTCATTTCGTTATAAATCCTTTCCACGATATGGTCTAACAACGGGCCTGTCCCTTCTAAATCCGCACAGGATGCAACGAACTTCCTGGAATAATACCCCATTGTTCCTGACAAGCTTCGGATCTAGACAATTTCGTCGTTTGCACTGCGGGCAGGTCATTATTATTCAGCGAAAATGGTTGGCATACACATAACCTGAAATTATAGCTGGCCGTGCCCATTCTCTCTGCCAACGCATCCATTCACTGCTTCGTATCCCTTTCGTGTCTCGATAAAGCATGGCCATTGGCATAAACCCGGCGTCAATCGTTTCCAACATTCTCTGTCGTGCTGCATCAAATGTATCTTTTGGATATCCGCACAGAACATACGCTCTTAGCGTGTGACTCGTCGTTGTAAATCCGGCATCCAACAACATCCGCCCAGCTACACGAAGCGGATCAAGGTCGTCCGGAGTATCGTATGCAAAAAATATTTGTTTCGGGCGCAACTCCCGTAATGATTCAACGTGCCATGGTTTCAAACGGTTCGCCTCAAGTCCTCCGGTAAACTGCACTCTTCCATTAACTTTGTTTCGCTGCAACATGGAAAAAACGCTTTTGATGTGATCATCTGAGCAAGCCAGTAAATTATCATCAAGGATATTCAACCCGTCGGTTATCGGAAGTTCCCGCAACGGCCCTTCACGCTTTGGCACACTGCAAAACCAGCAATTGTTAGGACAACCCCGGGAAGTGATAACGTATCCACATTTAACATACATGCCTGGGACAAACTCACCACCGGCTTCTCCCGTTGCCGGACCTCCGATTCGTACCGGAGCAACACTCTCCCAAAATTTCGCCAGCTTTTCAGCCAACGGAAGATCCCAACTGAACGCCACCGAAACGTGTACTTCATCCGCTTCATCAAACAGACCAGGACCGACTCCAATACGAACCAGATCATCATCCGGTGTTGCCGATGTCTTCCGTGGAAATACTCTAATAATTCTTTTCATGCCATTTAACCAAGTCATACTCGACACGGTCTTTGAACTCTTGTTTTTTACCCTTGTTCCACTGCTGAACAGGCCTGAAAAATCCACAAACACGGGAATAAACTTCGGTCTTTTCGGTGCATTTTTGTCCATTAGGCACGTCACCACCCGCGTCCTTTCCGGTTTTCGAAATAAAACAGCTCAATGGGCGATACCTCTTCGCCGCTTTTCTGCCATGCATAGCAGCCGAAACCAACCGTCCGGCACACGAGATCACCGATAACCACACCAACCGTTTTTTCGGAACAGACGACTCGTGGGATGTTCGATGAAACCGAACATCCGACCACGGCCACAGCAAGAAAAATTGTGATGAGTTTTTTCATTCCGGATCCTCCTCTTCGAATCCTTCGATCGGCCTGGAATAGTTATCCAATGCTTTACGCATCAGCCCAAGAAGATAAGAAATCAATTCCGATGACTTCTGCTGATCGCCACCGACGATTTTGATAATCCTCCCGGATGACGCCCTGGCAACCGCCTCAAGGTAGGACTTCAGATTCATGGCGCGCTCGGAAAACTCGATCTCAACCTTGTTTCGCGGAATCAGCTCGCCCTCGGCCTCACGAACCTTGAGTTCCCGCATACGCCGGTCGGCGCGCTTGAGGCCGATTTCTTCGGTTATCTTCTCTTGTTGCAGGCTGACACCGGTCGGACACCCGGGTGTTCCGTCTTTTTTCTTGAGAAATCCTCCGGCATATTCAAGCGCCATGGATTCGGTGATGGTTCCGTCATCCCGGAGTTTCAATTTGCCCTTGTCGCGGTGTTCGTAAGCGGTCGATTGTCCAACTTTCCAGCCTTCAGCATCAAGCCAGTCAACCATTTCAGGTATGGTCCCGAAAACCGGCTCCGATTCTGACTGTGAAGACATAAACTCTTCAAGGTCGCGCTTGGCCTGTCGCAGCTTGTTCCGGTTGACCGTGGTCGGGTTTTCTCGGGCCGCTTCAAAAGCGACATCGTATGCGGTCTGAAGTTCGGATTCGGTCATTCGAGATAGTATCCCCGCTCTCGATTTTTTTGCTCGATCCGCTCGAAGATGATTTTTTCTGAAAAATCATTCCCATAAATTCGGTCAAGCACGTTCCACAAGGTTTCAACGCTGTGCTGTAGATCGGCCAGCTCATGGAAAAACTCAAGCGATCCACGTTTCTCGCGAATAACCTCGCCAATTTCGCTCAACACGTGGTCGATCTGTTCGTCAATCGTGTTGGTTGTTGCAAATTTCGTTTTTGGATACAGGCGACGCATGGTCAATGTCTCATAGGCATAATTACTTCAAGCCGTTCATTCCAGCACTTATGGTCAACCGGGAAAATAACCAGAGGAGTCTGGTTGTCCGAAAATTTAATGCACACTTCTCCGCCAAGAGCTACAAGCGCTTGGGACAAATAGCTCGCGTTAATGATAACCTTTAGCCCGGAATCTCCGTGATAAGGAACCTCATAGGTCGCGCGCCCTTTGTCGCTGAGACCGGAAACCACCAGGACATCATCACGGCATTCCAGTGTTACGGATTTGTTCCTTTTGTCATCCACAACAACTATGCAGGCGGAAAGCGCAGAAATGAGCGCTTCCGAGTCGACGCAAAACCCTTTTTCATGCACGTCAATAATCCTCCGATATGCAGGATATGGGTGGTCTATAAGGCGCGATGAAATTTCCGCGGATGGTCCATCGAAACGAATGAGATTTTTATTCGGACGGGAAACACTTGACCAGCTATCAATTTTCGACAGCAGCACCATGGTTTTCTTTGAAATGATCACACCGTCTCGAAAAGCGTCGACGGAAGGACTTGAGATCGCCACCAATGACAACCGATGGCCATCGGCTGCAACACAGGTCAGGTTGTCGTTTTCCCTGGCAAAATAGATTCCGCAAAGGTGATGTTTAGTCGCATCGTCACGAGACACGGCATGACCGACGGCGGCCTGAATAGCGCCGAACATGCCTCCGTCCCCAATGGCATAGATATCGGTTTCTGAATTTTCATCCATCGGGAATTCATCGGCCGGAAATACGGGAAGGTTGCATATAAACCCACCGCTGATAATAGATATTTCGTTCTCTTTATGATCGATCTCGATTTTTGGTCCGGGACTTAAGGAAACGGCGTGTTTGATTGTGTCCGCCTCGACGCAGAACGCCAGTCTCGAATCTCCTTCGGACGGAAATTCCGCCGATGCAAAAATTTCAAGATCGGTCCCGGTGACCGTTGAGCAACCAGGCGAAACCTCAATTTTTAACGCCGACAGAGCAGGCGAAATTTGTCGTTTATCAATAGCTCCGATAACTTTTCCGATAGCGTTCAATAGACTTTCTTTTTCTGCGATAAATACCATGGTCTAAAAACCTCAAAAGGTCGTTTTGTTCACCCCTCCCCCGCCGCGCCGCGCGCCCTTTTTATCCTGATGCTGTTCGCTGCTGTTCAGAAATAGGGATTGTTTCGGCTTCGATCTTTGCGTCGATAAGCGCTGTGCGTTCGGCCATGTCGCGGACGGCCCTGGGGGTCTTACCCAATATGGAGGAAATCTCCTCCGTGGAGCGTCCGAGTTCTTTCATGATCAGGAATTTTACAAAATCGTCTGGGGACCAGTGGGTTCCGTAGAGAGGAGTACCGAGACGGGGATTGATGGTTTTTTTGCAGGACGGGCAGTAGAGACGATCGCCACTTAACCAGGTGCTAACAAGGCCGACATCCACTAGCAAGGTTTTACCACAACAGGGAAAATTAAAACCGTTTTTATGATATTTATGAAATATCCAATAAACGCTCGAATTAATATAAATGTTGGTCAACAGAGAAGAAATCATGTTGATATCCATAACTGACTGTTTTTTCATAAGATTCTTAAATTCCGGAAGAAAAAAAACATCAAAACTGCGTAAATATTGCGCGCTAGCTCACCCGCATACGGCCGTGGCCCTGGAAGGACCCAGATTATCCAAGTCCTGCTTGCGTGATGGCGAAGTCAAGCTCATGCGAGAACGTCCTTTCGATGTAATCCAGAACTGCATCGGTAAACCGGTCATCCGTCTCATGCTTGCTGAACATACTGGCTGGGCTGATGGTGGCCTTGACGTCAACAGGATAGCGGGACTTACCCTCACGCCGCATAACCATCAGGTGGCCGGTGTCGGATGCCTGCATGAAGGCACCAGACAAACGCACCTTCCGACCCTTGATCACCTCCACCTGTACGCCCTGGAACTTACTCGCCCGCTTCAAAACCCGACCCGATCTACGCGTCTGAACCCGATTACCCATATAATGGACGGCTCCGAAATATGCCAACGAAACCGCCGTCCCCTTAATGGTCATCTCAAACGTGTCATACTCAATCCCGCGATTCCCGATAGACACCCGAATCCGCTTGTCGAGATCGGACTTGCGAATATTCCACTTCTCGCGAATCATCGTCGAAAGCAGCGTCGTTGCATAACGGCGGGTTTTCGTCACCGTCCGGCGGATCGACACCTTAACCGCCTTTTCCATATCGCCGAAAGCCGACGAAAGAGCGTCGTTAAAAACGTCGACATCGAAATAAAGCAGGCTGTCCTTACTCATCTCGCCACCTGTCCGGCTGTGTCCGGCTGTGTCCGGCTTAAAAAACCATCAACCGGACAGCTTTTCTTAAACGAAAACAAATACTTATTTTTGTCTGTCCGGCTTGTCCGGTTGAAAAACAATACCCAAGAGATATTTTGAAAAACGGAATTACACACGCGCGCGTATGTAAGGGATGATAAAATCGCCCGGACATCCCGGACAGACTCATGCAATATACCGAAACAATTAAACAAACCTCTGTCCGGATGGTTAACAAATCGCCCGGACAGAGCCGGACAGCCCGGACAAAACCACACGGCACGGGGATTGCTGAACTTAATCATGGTCGGCCTCCGGTGGGGAGGGGAAAGGGGCGGGGAGGTCGAAACCATCCGGCTTTTCGTCCACCAGGCGGATCCCTCCATAAGCGTTTTCCCTCCGGCCATGTCCATCAGCCGGAAGTTTCTGATCGGACATTTCAGCCCCCTGATCAACCATCAACCGCTTAAACTCCACCCGAAAAAACGGCTCTCCAATCGGCATCAGATTATAAAACCGGCAGCGGTCCACATAATGCTTATAGACCGCCGCCTTACCCGCTTTACTCCCCTCATCGACAACAACATGCTGATCAATGTAGTAGAGCACATTATTGTTGACTCGCTTGTAATCGTCCAACAGGCTGGTCATCCCTGAACTTTCCCTGAAACCCTCTTCCCTCAACGCTACCAACCCGGCCAACGCCCAGGCGAACACCCCTGGAAGCTCCTCAAGCAGCTTATCCTTAAGAAAAATATCCGCCTCAGCGCGCTTAACGAACTGCCCGTCAAACCGCAGAATCATGATCTTCCGGAAAAAACCGTCCGAATTATCCAGCATTTTAGGCAGGCGATTAGTTGAGTAGACGAGCTTGCAGAAGGGTTCGAAATCGAAGGGAGTTTGATTTTTAAAAGACGCCGATATCGGATCTCCGGACACAATCGCCTTGATTTCCTGCGACTGCATGGCTTTCGATTCGATCTCGGTCGACATATTGATCAGCTTATCGACCAACCGCGACAGGTAAAACTGATCCTCAAGCCGCCCCATGGGGATATGCGAGCAATTATCCTTCCCGACCATCGCCCTCAGGATGTTCATGAACGTTGATTTCCCGTCGCCTCCAGGTCCGAACAGCAATAACATCTTTTCCCACCGCGTTTCACGGGTAAGGCAATATCCGGCAAACTTCTGCGCCTCGCGAATCGCCTCACAGTCCGCGATCCATTCGCCAAGACACCGTTTCCATGTCGGGCAATCCGGAACGTTTTGCGGATCAAACGTGATCGGCAACATATAGGTTGCGTAATATCCCTTGTCGTGTCCGGTTAGCTCACCGGTCACCAGGTTAAACATGCCGTTTTCCAGGCAGATCAGGTCCGCTTGATCGTTCATCCGCCGCCCGACCGGCAAGGTCGATAGGTCGCGAATCATGTTGGCCACATCCGCCGCCCGCGAACTCGACCCATAGAGATCAAGCATCACCAACGCCTTGGCCCGGATATGGCCGAGATCATATGCTTCCCAAAAACGCCCTTCCCATCGGTAAACCAGGCCCGTCTGCGGGTCATGAACGATGGAAATATCATCCATGATCGCCCGCGCCAAAAGCGCCGGAAGAAACGTTGTTCCGCGCTTACCACCAAAAAACCGCACTGACTTTTGGTTCGGTTCGGCTTTCTTCGGCTTTTCAACAGTCACCGCATGAGCCAGGAGGTCCGTCAGCTCGGAAACGCTCCGGCCGTGCTTGACGAACCAGTCGGTCAGGTCCAGGCCATGATTAGCGGGATAAAATGATGGTGAAATAGCGGTCAAAACAAAACCTCTTGAGCCATTCTTTTGGCGGCTATTTCACAATATTTCTCTTCAATTTCAATCCCGATGGCTTTACGGCCAAGGTCTTTGGCGGCGCGCAGCGTTGTTCCTGAACCCATAAACGGGTCGATAATAGAGTGTGCCGAGTTATATTGCTGTAAACACCAAGACATCAAAGGAAGTGGTTTTGCTGTTGGATGTCCAGTATCTTCTCGGTTATTATGCCCAGTCCACGCCCTTGCCGGTCGGTCGGTTGTTGTCCATGCAATCTCAAACGCTGCCATAGTCGGTACAGCATTGGTCTTTATCCATGCAAGAAGTCCTCGACATGGAGGAAGGTTGTAATAATTACCACCCCAGATAACACACTCGTTTCCGCACGAAAGAACCAAAGAAAGCAGGCTTTCATCGATCGCGATGTCCCATCTTTTGGCATCTTTGTATTTATCTTTCGATCCCCACGTACCACCTTGCCATCTTTTGCTCATACCATACGGAGGATCGGTCAAAACAAGATCAACCATCGGCAACGTCGGTAAAATCTCCCGGCAATCTCCGTGGTAAATCGTTACGTGATTGTCCTGGTAATAGGGTTTCATGCCGCCATAATCTCCGGCCATTGAATCACCCTTACCGACTTCGCACACTTCGCTATCGACACCGCCGCCTGGTTCGCTCCATCCCATCCCGCCTGGTCGGCGTCGTAGGCAATCACCACATCACGGCCGGCCATGGCCGCGCTGAACTCATCGCGCCAGGTCCCGCAACCAGCCGTTTGAGTGCAGGCGTTCAGGCCGTTGGATAAGGCACAGATCGTGTCCGGCTCACCCTCGCACAGCCACAGCAGGCCGTCACGTTTCCATTGCTTCGGCGCCGGAAACAGCCGCGCCCGACCATATTCCAGCGGCTCCACGCCGCAAACAGAACACGCGCGCTTGCGCTTATCCTTCGACCACGCGCCGCCACAGACGTGACAAACCCGGTCCCACCAGTTGACCATTTTGAAACGCTCCGCCCCTGGCTGATACAGGCGCACATTGCAGAGCCGGCCATCTTCGTCGCGGACCGGAATCGCGATCTTTTTAACGCCGCGACCCGCGTCAAATTCCCGCAGATCCAGCGAATCAATGATTTCCTTGATCCAACCCCTCTGGCGCCTTAATTCCCTGATGCGTTCCACCGGGAGGGGAGGGAGGGCCGCAAACAGCGCCTCATCCACAAACACATCAACCGGTGGGGCTGTCGTCTTCATCGGCTGACGTTGTTCATGCAATTTCGGCGCGTTCATCGTATCCCCAACAAATTCCCGCTTAAACTCCAGAAAGCCATCACCGTGGCTGTCAAGGTTGTTGACCTCGCACCAGAGCTTAACCAGATCTCCGCCCGCGCCGCATGACCGGCACTTGTACCAGTCTTCTTCGTAGTGATAGACAAACGACGCCGAACGATCACCATGAATGGGACACTGGCCATGCAATTTATGACGGTACTCTTTCTCGACCGTAAACAGCATCTCGGCAATCTCCCGGCAACGGTCCGGGCCAAGTTCGTCAATCGCGTAGCCCATTAATAAATACCAAGCCATTCAGCAAAACTTCCATCAAACCAATCCGCCTTGATAAATTCTAGGTATCTTCTCTGCCCGGCCGTCATCTTCCTGATCCTTCCCATATCAAGATATTCGATTCCATCGGTCGGATGATAATTTTCAATCGTTCCCGGCTTATCCTCATCCAGCAAAACACCGATATAATTCCCACGGTCGGCGGCAATAATCCCAGGCTTCCCATAAGCGATAACCCGCCGGCCGATACATGCCGGAACCCCATAATAATCACGAACATATTCACATGCCATATCAACTCTCCGTAAACCGAAAATCTCGAATGTTCCCCGGCCAGATCCTGGCCGCAAGATCGACGAACCGGATTCCCTTGAGATGCTCAAGCCTGAGTTCGGACCTCTGCCGATCCGACACCACGCCCAAACACTCGCCATCCACATATAAATACCAGCTTTTAGCGCTCAAAAATATCAACCCTCCATTACCGCCGGCCGCTCCAAAAACAACTGAAACGCTCGTTGATGGGCATTGGCGTACCTCGCCAGAGCCCCGGTCAGCGCCGCCATATCTTCGGCAAAAACCGCCTGATCCACGGCCGTTTCGCAACTCCGCAAATAACGACGAACGTCCGGCCTTTCGGATGAAATCCACGCCACAGCCCCGACCGGATACATATTCGCGATCTCGACCACGGTTTCCCGCATGGCCACCACGGCCGCCGCGTCGAAGCTCTGCACCGGAACCGGATCGGAACGATGCAGAGCTAAACCGGGAATCGCCGAAAGCAGACCGGCGCGGGTCATTTCTTCCGCCCCTTGAAATACTTATCCGCCTTATCTTTCGCCAGCTTCAAGCCTTGGAGCCTAGATTCAACCACCCCAATCGGCGTTTTTTTCGAAAATGCCGCGTCAAGAAAAGACGATGTCGCCTCATAAAGCCCCTCGATGGTTTCCTCGAAAATCTCAACGCTTTGGTTTTCCGCCATATCCGCACCCATTCGATTTAATATCTGGGGCGAGACAACCCCGCCCCAGATTCGCCTGTTTTTCGAAAGCATATTCAGTTGTATGATTGGCATGGCTTGCGCCATTCATTTAAACCGGGGCGGAAGGCGCCGCCCCAGACCACCTCCATTTAGTCATCATCATTTACTCCCTCAATTTCGGCCAGTTTTCGATCCGTCCGGCTTTAAATTCCACGCTGTAACAATTTCGGCATAGGCCGCGACCGTATGGTGCTAATTTCTCCTGACACTTTCGGCACGGAACCGTCCCTGATTTATAGGTATAGCCCTCTTTTCGGCGCCGCTCCTGGCCTTTCCGTTGCGACTGTTCGAAAGCGGTCGGTTCCCGTTTTTCATTCGGCTTGGCCCTTCGGCAACCAAGGCACCGGTCCGGGTCGCGCTTGCGGATCTCATCGCAGGCTTCAGCGCTTAACCTGGCATCGAATCTTTCGCAGCGGATTGTGTTCCGCTCGATCCATCGTTCCTGATCCTGCGCGGTGACTACTTGCAGACCCATTCCGCCGTCCCTCGATTGATCGGAACGTCCAAACCATAATAGGTGTCAAAATCCATGGTCGACGCTATCGAACTCAAAATAAAAAAAACAACAAAGAGCAGCAACCGGAGAATCATGAGCAAACCCACCGATAAAGCGCATACCAGAACAGCAGGCCATAGCCAATCAAGCCGATCCAGATCCACCCGCGCCACGAAAAAATAAAACCGTCATGTCTGATTTTGTCTCGCATGGAGTTTTCCTTTAAAAAATCCCGGCCGGGTTGCCACAGATCGCGCGGTAAGGAGAGAGAAGACCGCGCCCCGGCCGGGTAATCTAGTTGTCTTTTTTCGCGATGGTTTATGCGCTTCCTAGTATTAAGAAACTTTTAGTGTTTCAAAATCATGTGGGTGATTGGCAGTTCGGAGACTGTCACGATCGTCAGATCTGCTCCTTTAAATCCAATGGGTAGCGTCTCGCCCTTTTCATCTCTCATCGCGAAATTGTTTGTATGGTTTCCGGTCTTTCCCGGATGTCATTTCCGCACTGTTACACCGACATTTCGACGATCAAGTTAATGACGTCCCCTGATTACCAGGCCAGCCGTTAAGGGAGCGGAAAACCTCACCCGTCAATCCGTTAAAAATTCCCGGCCGGTGGCTGCACCGTGCGATCAAGGAGGGAGATCGCCCGGCCGGGCAAGGCGTGCGTCGCCTCATTCTTTGGGACCGGCTGAGGCGGGCCGGTGTGCTATAAACCGATCAACACGGTCTTTCAGGTCATATCCTTCGCGCGTTTCGCAATGACATTACCGGTCCGTGGCCGCGTTCCAGAGCGCCACCGCCGTTTCCTCATCCGCTGACAGGGGGCCTTCCGCACAGCAGTCGGAGCAGCAAACGAACCGATAAACCGAGCCGTCAATAGCGATTTCGTCAAGATAGGTCTTTTCGCTATGGCAATGGGGGAAAGGGCACCTCCCTATTTCCAGGACTTCCGTTTTCAAATGCTCAGGAACCGCAAAATTTTTAGCCTCTTTTCCCATTTTTCCCTCCGTTCCTTCGCCCCTGGTTGGCAATCATCCTGGTCCGGCGCCGCAGATTTTCTTCCAGATTCGGACGGCTCAGAAGGTCGATCACCGGAACCGAAATCCCCTCAGACTGCGCAGAAATCGTCCGTTGCAGCTCATCTATTCGGCGCTCCATGCGGCGCGAAATCTCCAACAACTCTGAAAACTGTTCGGCGGTAATCATTGCTCGCAAATCTCCGCGTAACGCTTACGCGAACTCTTTATCAGGTCCAAGAGCTGGCCAATCGTCAATTCTTCAAGACCAATTTCCCGGTCAAAGCAAAACCTTTCAACCCTGATCGCCAGAACCATGAACGCCGGTCCGCCGGGGTCAGCTCGTCATCCTCCAGAGCCTCGGCCCCAACGGCAAACGCATCGGATAGCTTCTTCATCGCGACGCAGATCTGAATCTGCACATCGCGACACTGCGACGATACCGGCACCGGAGGCATGAAATAGCCACCG